TGACTGCTAGTGTACCTGATGAGGTTGCTGTGCCTGAAGCAGTAAAGTTTGTAGTGGTTAAATTAGATAGCCCAGTAGCAGATCCACCAGAAATAGAAACGGAAGTACCGTTTTGTGTGGCCATCGTGCCTAAACCTAAATTAGTTCTAGCAGTCGCTGCATCAGAAGCACCGGTACCACCATCCGCTACAGCTAAATCAGTTGATAAAGTTAAAGAAGATAAGTGTGTTGTGGCATCAACAACATTAGTGCCATCATTAAATAACACCATTGTTTTACCTGCTGGAACAGCAATCCCTGTACCTGTTGAGTTTTTAACTGTACAAGCATCAGCAAGACCATTATTAACTATGTATTGTTTTTCAATTGCTGGAACAGTAAGAACTCTAGCACCGCCTGACGTGCCTGTTAAATTAAGTCGTAAGTTTCGTGCTGTTTGAGAGGCATTGGTATTTGATAAAGAAATAGTGACATCACCACTTGAGAATGCAACGTTAGCAGAGCCTGTAATAGCTTCTTCAACTGCCGTACCTAAGTTAGTATTTGTAGTCGTACCCCAGGTACCGGACTGTTCTCCTGTAGCAACAAGTTCTATTTTTAAATTTGAATAAGTACTAGGCATAATTTAATCCTTTAATTATCATTATTTTAACTTGATTCTCCGCCCATTGGAAGACTCGTTACATAGACTGTAATGTGTTTTTTTTCATTCCAAGGTTCTCCACAATCAGAACATGTACCAGAATTATATTCTTCTGCATCAACTTCCATACTACAATTTGCACACTCTAAATAAGTTTCATATTTATTAACGACGGTTCCGTCTTCTAAAGTTTTTGCTTCTACTATCATATTATCTCCTTATGCGGCTATATCTAGCCAGTTTGGTGTTTGTGACGTATTCACATCTGACCAGCTGTTTGTTTGTGAGTCATTAATATCAACCCATCCAGCACTTTGGCTATCGTCAATATCAGTCCACACTAACACTGTATTTAAATTAACTACCCCAACAACACCTGTAACATTTACGATAGCATTACTGGTTACGGATACAGTTCCTATAACACCACTAGCAGTTACTTCAGTAACACTTACAATAGCATCGCCGGTAACTGTTTCTTCACCAAGAACACCTTCAGCTGTAACCCCTGTTAAAGTTACACTTGCATCACCTGTGACTGTCTCTTCGCCAAGTGTGCCTTCAGCTGTAACGCCTGTAACATCTACAGTAGTTATTACTTCTACTGTTACATCACCTACATCACCTTCAGCTGTAACTCCTGTTAAAGTTACACTTGCATCCCCTGTGACTGTCTCTTCACCGAGTGTGCCTTCAGCTGTAACTCCAGTGACACTTACAGTAGCGCCTGCTGTTATGGTTACATCATCGATAACGCCTTCAGCAGTAACTCCAGTAACACTTACAGTAGCATCACCAGAAACAGTTTCTTCGCCTAGGGTTCCTTCAGCTGTAACGCCGGTAACATCTACAGTAGCGCCTGCTGTTATGGTTACATCATCAATAACGCCTTCAGCTGTAACGCCAGTAACATCTACAGTAGCCCCACCAGAAATAGTCTCTTCGCCTAGTGTGCCTTCAGCAGTTACTCCAGTAACACTTACAGTAGCACTACCAGAAACAGTGGCTGTGCCTATATCACCTTCAGCAGTAACTCCTGTTACAGGAATACCAACTTCTACTTCTACATCGCCTAGTACACCTTCGGCAGTTACTCCAGTTAAAGTGACGCTTGCATCGCCAGTGATGGTTACATCATCAATAACACCTTCGGCAGTTACTCCAGTTAAAGTGACGCTTGCATCGCCAGTGATGGTTACATCATCAATAACACCTTCGGCAGTTACTCCAGTTAAAGTGACGCTTGCATCACCTGTGACTGTCTCTTCGCCAAGTGTGCCTTCAGCGGTCACTCCGGTGACACTTACAGTAGCACTTGCTGTTATAGTTACACTATCTAATACACCTTCAGCCGTAACGCCGGTAACCGCTACAATAGCACCAGCAGATACTGTTTCTTCTCCTAATACACCTTCAGCCGTAACGCCAGTAACAGCGACCTCAACTGATGTTCCCCCTAGTGAGGAAAACGGGGCACTAGAAAAAGGGCTGTCTGAAAACATTTAGAGCACCAGCCATCTTGATCCTGTTGGAATGGTAACTGTAACGCCTGAAGTTACAGTCATGGGGCCTGTGCTCGTTGCATTATATCCAGTAGGAATTGTATAGTCTGAGCCTACTGTTTTATTATTAACAAATAATCCGTTTGAAGCTGTCATTTCTTGTCCAGTGATTTCACCAGACACATCAACATCTCCGTTGCTATCAGAATACACGGATTTACCTGCAGGATACACACAAAAAACATCTTTAGTGCCCGCAGAAAAATTAACTAAACTACCAGAGTTAGAGGAAGCTAGGACTGTATCACGAGATAAAGTAGTACCTGATGCCGTATATTGACCTAGACCTACTTCCCACTCATCTCCATTTGATAGAGCTATCGTGTAATACGTAGTATTACCGTCGCCTATGGCTGAAAAAGATTGAAAATCTGTAACGGCGCCAGCAAGCGTAATGGTAGTAGTACCAGTCGAAGTTGTGGTCTCTTTTACTCTGTCTTTTAAAACAAGAGCCATATTAACCTCCTATTATGGAGCAGTTATTCTAATAATAGCGCTTGTAGCATCAGCAGTTGGGAAGTTAATTGTAAATGTTCCCGATGTTGATGTTTTGTCTCCACCAAAGTCTAAAACTGCTACAGATTTATTACTATTAGAAGAGTTATAAATTAATGCTCCTCGTGCTGTAATAGTTGCACTAGACCATGACGTATTACTAAATCCTAGAAAAGCTGTTGTTGAACTAGACTGAGGTATTGTACCAACAGTAAGTGTATTACCGCCTGTAGTGTAGTTTGTACCTGTACTTGTAACTTCATTAGTATCTGTAGGATCTGCTGTGCCATCTGATGGGGCTGTATATGCTGTTGTACTATCACCTAATGTTGCTGACGATGTATACAAAGCTATTTTAAATGTATCTTGTGTGTTAGAACTTAAAGCTCTATTGGTCGTATTAAAGTTGTGTCCCCCACTTAAGATATCCACTTTAAACGACGTACACATTGCTTGTGAAATTGCCATTTTAATTCTCCAATAGTTTAATTATTTCTGAATGTCCTGCTTCTCGCAATCTATTCGCTAATGTTACGCGGTCAGACTCTACCGCTGATTTTAGAGCTTCTACCAAAACCTTTCTGATATAGTCTCTAAAAGCTTCTGCTTGATCCCTAATTAAAGGGTTTGCATCTTTACTTACATACATGATTTTGCTTAATGCAAACTCTGCTATTTCTTCGGGCGTATGGCCTCGACCATGCGTTGTATGTACTTCATAATTCATTAATCCATCAATATTCATACCTCTCCTTTCTTATTGAACAGGGTATCGAGCCTGTCCAGTTCTATATGCATCTGTTCTGTCTTTACCATCGCCTAGTTGTTTAAGCATTGATAAAGCATCTGTATAACGTTGATTATAATTAGCTAAAATATCAGCTTCTTCTTTCATGTAAGTAGCCGCTTCCAAAAGAGTTCCATATAGTAAAGCACTACTAAAATTGTTCCCAAGCCAAGTAGTCCCAGCAGTAACAATAGAAGGGGGATAATAAAAAAAGTGCAGCTCAACAGTATAATTATCGTCTGGCGTAGGCCCGAGAATAAATGTGTTATCATCGAAAATACCATAGTATTTAGGTTTCCCATAAAAAGCAGCGTCCGTATCAGGAAAAGATTCCCTTATAAAATTAACATCTTTATTTAAAAGATAAGTGTATTCATTGTTGCTATCAATCACAGCTAAACTATAAGTTGCAAGCCAATCAGAAGGCGTAGTTAAATATTTATTACCTGTTGTCGTTGTGCCTACTTGATTACGTCGTAAGTCTGGAATCTGCACTGTATTATAAATGCGTTCTTCCGCTTGTTTAATAAACGTATCAATATCAGTTGTACTAAACTGGTTCTCAGTATAGCTTTGTACTTCAGCTACGAGTTGTGCATATGTTAAAGCCGCCATTGTTTATCCTTATGCCATAGGCCCACGAGCCATTGTACCTTTTGTAGCAGCGCCTGTACCTCTGATTTTAACACCAGATGTTTTGACATCCTTTTCAGGATAGCCATTTGAATTAACTGCGGGTCCTGGTTGAGGCTG